ACTCGGCCCCGCACTCGGGGCCTTTGCCTACGACCGCACGCTCAAGGCCGGCAAGTTCCCGTTCCCCATGTGCGCCGATGCCATCAAGTACAACGCGCAGGACACGCACAACGCAGTGCTCGCAGCCCGCGCCCTGGCCCAGCGCATCCACGATGAGCAGGGTCGCAAGCTCACGCCGTCCTCCATCATGTTCCACTCCGACCGGCTGTGGAACATCCTCGACCTCTCCCACAACGGCCAGCACTTCAACGCCAACGAGCTGCACTGCGCCGCCGACAACCTGGCCCACACCACCGAAGTGATCGGCGCCGAGTTGTACAAGTCCGAGATCTTCCCGTCCGGCGAGGGCAGCGGCTCCTCCCAATCCGCGCTGATCGACCGCGCCTCGTCAGCCGCAGCGGACTACATGCTGGAGCTGCACGACTCGCGCCTCCTCGAGTACTCCGACAAGAAGCGAAGCGTCCGCAACAACCGGGAGAACCGCAAAGTCCTGGCTGCCATCCTCCGGGACCGCAACCCCAACGACGCCGACGCCCAGCTCCTCGAGTACATCTCGACCTACGCATCCGAGCACAGCATCGAGCAGGAGATCCGGAAGATCCTGTCCCAGCGGATCCACCGTGGCAACGACGAGTACATCCCGTCCGGCTGCTTTACCCTCGGCGACCAGGTCTCCTGCTACCCCTCCTGGTACGGAGCTCCCACCGACGAGGGCGGCGTGCAGTCCGTGCGTCTGTCATGCCGGCGACCCGCAGCCCAGACCTGGTCCAAGGACATCCGCGAACTGATGACCGACCCCACCGGCCAGCGGGTGTGGCGGATGGACATGACCGCATTCGAGCTCCGCGTGGCAGCAGCCATCTCCCGCGACCGAAAGATGCGGGACTTCGCCTTTGCCCACGACCCGTACCTCGCCCTGCCCGGTGACCGCAACCTCGCCAAGACCGCCCTGCTGGTGGGCGTGAACGGCGGCAGTCCCGACAAAGCGTGGCGCACCGCCATCGCCACGACCGGCAGGCTCATCACCCTGCCCGAGGTCCGTGCCCTGCCCATCTTCTCCGCCTGGCAGGACTATGCCAACACCCGCTCGGCATGGTTCGATGACGGCAAGGCAGGCAAGCTCCGCCTCATGGAAGCGGACATCCTCTACACCCACAGCCCGGCTCGCACTATCCACGACACCACCTCGTTCATGGTGCAGGGCACCTCGGCCGTGTTCATGACCATGATCCAGTCCCGCCTCATGCAGGACACGGTCGACCAATACCGCTTCAGCCTCCAGCTGCACGACGAGCTGATCTTCACCACCAGCCAGACGAATCCTGCCGTGGTCCGGGACACTATCGCCAAGTCCATCTTCATCTGGTCCAACGAACTGTTCGGCACGAGCCTGCCCTTCACCTTCAAGCTGTCGTACACTGAAGGCACAGGTGAAGCGCGAGTACACCATCCTTGTTGACGAGCGGGAGAAGAAGCCGTTCACCTTCCCCGAGCACATTGTCTGCCTGGATCCGTCACGTGACCCGTGCCGTCAGTCGGGTATCACCGTCCGCATCCGCACCCAGAAGCGCACGCTCAAGACGGGTGACTACCAGATCGACGGGAACCCCGCCGTCGTCGAGCGGAAGGGATCCATCGACGAGATCACGCAGAACCTCCTGACCCCTGACGGCCGCCGCCGGTTCGCCGATTGCTGCCGCCGTCTCCGGGACGGCACTCCCCGCCCGCTCCTCATCCTCGAGGGGCTGGTGGGGATGCCTGAACCAAAGGCAGGAAAGCCGCACCCGGGTCTTGCGATCGACGCCCTAATGCGTATCCTGCAGGAGTACGCCATCGGTCTTATGGTCCTCCCCACCGGCACGGCAGGCCAGCGCAGGGCTGCAGGTGAGTGGACCGCCAGGTGGCTCATCACCCAGGACGACCATGTCATACGTGACACTCACGACCGACGCGAAGAACTTCCACCGCGAGACGTTCACCAGCGGGACGGCAGCACCGACCAAGACCCTCACGAGCACGAAGCCGGCATCGGCAACGGGTAGCGTTGTCTTCGGCGGCAGCCTCAACTACATCAAGCTCAAGCTGTACTCGAGCACGTCAACCGCGCCGACGTTCTACATCTTCGGATGGAACTACGTGCAGGAGATCAACTCCTACGTTCCGCAGCTGCTCTGCTCCTTCACCACCACGATGACGACAACGCAGGCCAACCCGCTCGGCGGGGCGGTCTTCGAAGTCGCGGGAGCAACGCTCGTCACCGGAGACGTAAAGATCTTCACCGGCGTGACGACCACGACCCCCGGCGGATTCCTCCTCATCAACACGCTCGGCTGCGAGTACATCGAGGTCTGCTCCAACGCGGCCGCTTCGCCCACCATCAACGTCCTGCACGCAGGTCTCTGATGCGCAAGCGCACCTACTACTCCTTTCAGCAACCGTTAGTGCGCGGCGATCGCACGCGCCTGATGCGCCTTCGCGATGTCACGCCGGCAGCTCCAAGCGCTTGACACCTTCACCGTAACCTACACCTGACCATGACAAGCACACCCACCATCACAGCGTCTGGTTCCATCCCCGCATACGCATGCGTGAAGATGACAAGCACCCCTGGATTCGTGTCTGTTGCAACCGCCGCGACTGACACGATCTTTGGTGTCAATGGCCCGAAGGCGGCGTCCAACGGAGAACCGGTTGAACTTCAGGCTGACGAAACCGATTACGTCACCATGATTGCAGGTGGCACAATCACCTCCGGCAGCTTCCTGGTTCCCACCACTGGCGGTGCCGTGGTGTCCAGCACTGCAGGTCAGTTCATCTCAACAACCAGCTCAACGTCTGGTCGTACCTTCAGCAGCAAGGTCAACAAGACGATCACCAGCGCGACCAACCTGAACTTCCTGGGTACGGTAACGGGCGCGCAAACGGTGAGCGTGAACTCCAAGCTTGCCGAAACCGTCAGCGTCAAGGACTTCGGCGCAGTCGGTAACGGTGTTGCAGATGACACGGCTGCGATTCAGTCAGCAATCAATACGGGGTTGAATGTATTTATTCCAGCAGGCAACTACAAGATCACGTCCACGATCAATGCCATTACCCCTAGCAGCACCAACGCGCCCAAGCGAACAATTTTCGGTGTAGGCGAGAATTCAAACATTGTCGCTACATCAATTACTGGACCAGCAATTGCAGCCAACGGTTCCACCCAAACGCCTATCGACATAGCTTTTGGAAACGAGTTGCGCGATTTTAGGATTTCAGGAACTGCTACCACAGGCCTGTACGTCAAGAAATACATTGAGTGCGTTATCCACAATGTGGTTCTTCGCGGTTTCACCGGTGACTTTGGCTATGTCTTCAATCAAGTCTGGGGCAGCACACTCAGTCACCTAAACACGTCGTTCTCAACCATCAATCAAATCTGTTTTGTGTGTGGAGCGGATTTCAACGCCAACCATTGCAGCAATTGGTACACGTCCAACCTTGAAAGCAAGATCAGTTTTCTTCTTGACCAAGAGGCAAACGTGCCGGTACACGGTGGTGGATTCTCATTGTCAAACACGTTCTCTGATCTTACTGCGCAGGGTTCGCGTTATGGAATGTGGATAAAGTCTTGGCGCTGTTCCACCATCAACGGTTACTACACGGAAAACATCACCTGCCCAATTCGATTTGGAAGCAAGGATGAGAACAAGTTGGCACTAAACACCAACATCAGGGGCGGGCTTTTGGGCGGACCCCTGCTTACTGGCGGAAGCGCACAGCCTGATCGTGATAAGAGAGAAGCGCTTATCTGGTTTGACAATGCCGTGGGATGCACAGTTGAGAACTGCGATTTGGCGGGGACATTCTTGAGCGGTGATATTGCGCGTGTTGTTGTTTCGGCCTCGCCCTCAGGCGATACTGCTCTGGTGGTTGCTCGTGTCAATGTTGACGGCACGGTCAATTCTCTGATTATTATCAATGGCGGCTCGGGATACGTTTCCGCTCCGACATTGACGTTCTCGACCGGAGGCGGAGTGCTTGCTGGTTCTACTGTTGTTCAGGCAACGGGAACAGCGACCATTAGTAGTGGGGTTGTCACGGCCGTAACTCTCACTAGCCCCGGAAGCGGGTACATTCCAAACGGTATTCCAATTCTGGCGACGTATCGAACTTCTTTGAGGAACTCGATCCGTGACGGGTTTAGCAACATGAGCCAGCAGCCGGGGCTTTCTGGAAATCTCAACAGCCCAAATTACCCGTTCCTTGCTCGTCGGCCGTCTGCTGATTCAAACGGCGGGGTGATGTTTATCAACGACTTGTCGCAAAGACAGGCGTTTAGCGGGGCTGTTTGCAACGTGCAGAAAACCGGCGGGTTTGGATTTACTCATGTTGTGACCGAATACAGTTCGGCCGGAGCACTTGTAACAAGTACATTTGTTCCTCCGCAATACAGCAACCCCAACAACACAGACACCATCATTACCCCTCCCTGATTATGACCATAGAGCAGAACAACATTGTGCGGCTGTCAGCACGGGACTGGGCGGGCATCATCGGCGTGGCGATCACGCTGCTGACCATCCTCGGCAGTGCGTACCTCACGCATGACCGGTTGCTCATGCGGTTGGTGTCTCAGCAGGAGGCGATGAATGCAAGGCTGGACAAGATTGAGCGCCAGCTTGAGTCTCGCAACTAGCCTGCTGGTGGGGTGCAGCGAGCTCGCCAAGGTGAGTCGCAACGCAACCGCCATCCAGGCCGAGTCCCAGGCTCTCATCGACCACGGCGTAGCGGTGGGCGACAAGGAGGTGGTGACTCGTGCTGAACGAATCAGCGGTCTGGCTGGCGATATCCATGGCAGCATTCCTCATCTGGAGGACCGAACACCTGCTTGGCTATCGACGCTGTGGTGGGTTGCTGCTGCCGTGGCTCTGGTGGCTGCGGCCATCATCCTCTGGCAGACCGGACTCGGCACCGCAGTTCGCATCGCCATCGGCTGGCTTCCCCGCAAGAAGGTCATTGACGCGGACCTCGCTGCAGGAATGCTCAATCCGGACAAACCTGAAGATGCGCGCGAATACGTCGCCGCGCGGCGTGCATCCGACCCAGAGTTCGACGCCGCGTGGCGACGACTTCACAAGAAAGGCTCGCAATGATCCTCGCTGACTTCTCCTCGTTCATCGGTTCCCTCTGGTTTGCCGGCATGCTCGCCCTGGTGGGCTTCGTCGGCGGCTGGTTCCTCTGCAAGAAGTACGGCTCGAAGCTCTGAGTGAAGCAAGTACTTCACCCAGCCGGACGACAATGAGTGCGCGGGCGGGTCGCGTGGTGCGCCGCCCGCGCACTCTCATTTCCATCCTCAGGAGACACCCCATGCCACCCGAAACAGACACGCCCAAGGTCCCCACCAGCGGGGGCATGGAGGCAGCCGAATGGTTGCGCTACCACGGCCTCTCGCCCCGCACCGTGGGCATCCGCTCGTCCGACTACCGCTCGCTCCGTACCTGCCCGTTCACCTGGTACCTCTCCCGCCGCCTCGGCCTGGTGAAGGCATCCAAGTACAGCGCCGCCCTGTCCCGCGGATCGTGGGCCCACCTCGCCTTCGCTGCCTACTGCCTGCGCAAGGACCGGGAGGCCGCGCTCGAGATGTACGACAACGCCATCGACCTGCGCCTCGAGGAGCTGCGCCGCTACGGCAAGTCCGCCGGCCAGTCCCCCGAGCTGGTCCGCGAGATCCTTGCCCGCGAGGAGAAGGACGCCCGTACCGCATGGGCCTGGTTCTCCGCTGCCATCCAGGTCTCGTTCCGTCCCGACGGCGAAGGCCCCACCGGCAAGCTCGACGGGTGGCTGCGCGCCGTCAACGTCGTGGCCCAGGAGCCGATGCTCCGATACCAGGACTGCGTCATCCAGCCCGACGCGCTCATCACGTTCCCCAAGGATCCCGACACGCTGTGGATCGTGGACTTCAAGACCACGAGCGCAAGCCCCGTCGACCGGCTGCAGGCGTGCCCCATCGAGTTCCAGACGCAGCACTACTTCCACGTCATGAGCCAGCTGCCGCTCTCCGAGTACTCCGCCAAGCGGGTGGGTGGCGTCATCCACATCGCCGTGCAGAAGCCCACCATCGAGTTCGGCATGAAGGACCGGGCCTACACGATGGACACCAGCCCGCTCAAGTCGGGTCCGCGCAAGGGCGAACCGCGCAACGAGAAGATCTATCTCGGCGAACCCGACCCGCACTTCTACGAGGGCCGCTGCTACCAGTGGTATGTCGGCGAGGATGAGTACCTACATCTTGCGCCTGAGCGACTGACGAATCCGTGCGTCAACATTTCCTTCACGTCATCGACGCATTTGCTTGATTCCAAGCTGGTTTCGCAGTACAATTCGCGCCTCGAGTTCTGCCGTTCATATGCGAACCGCGAACCCTATCCGGACAACTTCGAGATGGGCGACCCGATTCAGGGCACTG